CAAAGCTTCAGCTAATTCTTTGTCCCCAAGAAATTCGACTTTCATATTTTTTTGACCTTTAAGTATACGGATCTCCATCTTCCTAAATCTTTTACGGACGTAATCTTATATCTAATCCCGGAAAGTTCTAGATAGACGGATTCGTTTATTTGATCGGTAGGAGCCCGCGTAAGAACTTTTCTTTCGGACGACGTGATTTCTCTGCCCAGCAAAGAAACATCATCGGCAGTCCATTCTGTGGCGCGGACAAGGGTTGTGCCAACTGCTTTAAGAGCCGTAATTGGATTTCCGAGCGCATCTGATTCAGATGGATCATTTCCAATTAGTTTTGCAGGATAGTATTTCATATAAATTTCACCTTTCCCGCTTCACTCTTTCTGTAGGCTTCAAATTCCAGTTCATACTCAGATAAGATATCATCAACAAACGAAGTACTTAGCCCTTCGGCCCCTTCTGAATTAATGCCTTCATGGTACTGCCTCCGATACAATTTAATGCTTGCATCTACCGCAATACTCGCCAAAGCGGCAGGGGGATCTGTTCCGGCCGGAATTAAGCCGACGCGTAAATAAATCCTGTCCGTGACCGTTTGACAAAGTTCCGTGAGGAAAGCATCATCTGGCACAGCTTCGTCAAATTTCAGACGGGTTTTTACCCGGTCTAAAATAGCCATATTAATTCTCCTTTAACCATTACTTGCAGGGGCATTAATGGTTACCACAACAACTCCGTCGATACGCTCTGCAAAAATTAGGACACCGTCCATTACAACGGTCTCATAGGTAAGATTATTGTTTACTGTGTTGTGCGTAATTCCAATATATCCGGTGTCATCCGTAGTGAATGTGAAAGCTTTGCTAAGTTCGCTGCCAGAAACAGGAGCATAGGCAAGAACCAGATTATCTGGAGCTGTCGCGTACACTTTTCCTTTAGGAACACTGGTATTCGTAATAATCGTTACATCAGTAAATCCGGAGATGATGGTCATTCCAAAAACGTTCTGAGTGGTAACGTTTGCCGATGCAATATAATCCGCCACATCAAGAGGATTCACGAAGCATACAGTGGTTACTCCGTCGTCTTCAAATAGAGACTGTACCTGACCCCAGGCTTGCGCAAGAGCTGCCTGCAGTCCAACTCCAGAAGCTTTTCCGGTACCGGTGGCCATAAAGTCAAACAACTTTTTACGGATGTCACGCTGTACCTCTTTGAGAAGTTTATCATCTGTTTCCGTTACAGCCTGATCAAATCCGTGTTTCTGAATAGCTTCTGCGGTTACAGCCTTACGGTATTTGTCAAATGCAATTTCATAGGTTTTATCCAGCACGGTCGTTACCTTGGAAAGAGGAATAATTTCTCCTTCTGCAACGGCGTCCTTTTTAACATCTTTTGATGCTTTATAAGTCTTGATTACAGTACCGCTGGATACTGGAAGTTTTCGGGTGATTCCTAAAGCTTCCGTCAACTTTTTGATGTTTTCCCCGAAAGTGTTCACAAAATCAATAGACTGTACTTTCGCAAGATCCCCGGTTGTTGTGATATTTGTTTCTGCTGCCATAATAAATTACCTCCTAATTAAATAAATCAATATTGTCTTGAATGGCTTTTAAACGAGTCGTTTTATCTTTAATTTTAAAGATCTGCTCTTTCGTCATTCTGGATTTCCCACCCATTTTGGGAGTGGGGGATTTTAATCGTTCCGTGACTGCACTTTCAACAGCAGCGTTAAACAATTTAGTGAAACTGTCAATCGCAGCTTTCGTGCTTTCAGCATTGTCGGTCACCAGACAGGATAAGAGCTCATCTTGTGCATGAATTCCTGACTCAGACAGCATGTTTCGAGCTGTTCCGGTCATTTCATTTTTTGCATTTGCATGTTTGAGCTCATCAAGCTGCTTTTGAAGCTGATCCCGCTGGTATTCGGCTTTTTGCTGAGCGTCCATTTCAGTGAGGCGCTTTGCTTCATCAACCTCTTTCTGCTTTTCAGACTGCCATTTTGCAAATTTCCGGTCGATGATTCGGTCAAGATCGGTGTCTGTATATTTCTTTTCTTCTGCCTGATCTTCACTCTTATCAATGTTGGTGCTTTCTCCAGATTCTGAAGACTTATTTTGTTCCTGATCTGTGAGAGTCTTATTGTTTTCTTCCATGTTTTGCTTCCATCCTTTCTTAGCTTTTAAAGTGTTCAAACGTTGCACAAGTCCGTAGCTTTTAATGCCATCCACGCCTGGGCAAAAGAAAAGCACTTACATCCCTGCAAGTGCTTTCATTCCAATGATTCCATCTTGAAAATAGGTATAAAAATACCACCCTGCAATACGCTGGGCGGTTTAATTAAATAATTGAAATATTTTTAATTTCATCAATGCGAAAACCTGTAAGTCCTTGTTCATCGGTCATAATCGCAATTTCTTCAACGTTTTCTTCCGAGTCTGCCGGGGATGTATAGGTTTCAACTCTACCATGCCACACAACACCGTCGATATCGGTTAGCACCACATTCTTTTGCAGATATGAATAAAGCGCATAAAGGACTGGATGCTTTGGATCGTTTGTCATTCGGATTCACCTCACTATATAAAAATATCCCCCTATGGAAGGATGATTCAATATTTTAAATCTTTTGGGGGACTGTGTATAGCTTTATAATCGTTCGGAATTTTTAAACGTGAAATATGAAACGCATTTTTGCAAGAATTACACCAAACATCACCATATCCTAGATGCTGTTTTGTATCAACTTCCGTATAGGCATACTGGGTATCATTGCTTCCACAACAGGGACATAAACCAGGAGTACCTGTTTGAGAAATATTTTCAAGATTTTTTAGCCATTTCATTATTTCACCTGCCTTTTGGTGGGTGGATTTAAATCACACATTGAATATCCTCTTGCTTGATTTCAACAGTTTCCCAATCTGGACCAGGGAGATCTATATCGACAATGTAAGCCTTTTCAGGGTCAAGGATCTCAACAATAGTTGCAGTCCTTTCGTCTTTTAGCTTGATTTTGTCATAAAGTTTTGTTTTCATTTCAAGACCTTCCTCTTTGTAACGTATGCACTAGTTAAGCGCACATCGTCTGAATCTTTAATCCATGCAGTTAATACATTGGCCTCTTTTCCATTTACGCCATGCAAGCGCATGATATATTCATACTTCATTCCATACCCTTCATCCCCTTTTTCAACAAATTTATTTTCATCAATATGCTGATAGATATTATCAATCAAGTCCTGATAATTATCCATCGAATACCCCAAGGATTCTTTAAAAGCTCTTGCTTTATCTGGCTGCCTTTTGGGGTCGAGCGCATATTTTGTAAATTTTTCTTCGGGAATGTGTGCAAAGAGTTGAAGATCAATTTTAAGAGACTGCTGTTTATTCATGCCTATTGTATCATTGCTATCGCCGGATTTCAATAGCCATTTATCAAGTTCGGGATTGTCGCTTTTTCCGGCAGCCCAGTCGCCTAATTCTTTACCGATCTCATCATAGCTTTTCGGAATCACCGCCGTGACTGTACACATGCCGTTTGGGTGGTCGAAAGGGAGAGCGTCTTTCTGATAAATCCTGCCGTCACGCTGTGCGCAGAGCTCGCACATGCGGGCACTGTGACTGCTGTGCCACTTGTACGATTCCACGAAAGGATTATCTTTTGTCGCTCGCTGAAATGACAGCTGATAAGCATGTGTAACCGCTGTACGGGCAAGCCTCTGCGCGTTATAGTCAACCACTTGATTGACACCTGGATAAACAACGTTCCAGTTCCAGGGTTTCGCAGCCTTTGGATCAACGTACATTTCCAGATCCTTCGCAAGGTCAAAGGCGGATTTCTGCGCCTGAATTCCCTTGACGATCACGGTCTGGATATCTCGGTTATACTTTTTGCGGTAGTTCCAAATTCGATCAGACAGCCCGGAAAAGTCTTTGTAAATTCCACCGGACATCAGCTCATCGGCAGCAGACTGCGGGACTCTGGAAAACACATCCGAAAAATGTTCAGAGAGTTCCGGGGCAAGTTTGGAATAAAA